ACAGTGGGTTTGTGAGTACTCACATATTGCTGAAGTGGCGGTGGTACTCACAGGCTTAAAACCCTTTAGGGGTTTAGCCATGTGAGTAGCCACACAAGCCAAGGGTCGAGGTTGAACCCATTGACACCACACGGCTGCTCCGAGATACGGCGCGTTCACATGCAAACGACTCGGCAAGAAGCGTCGATCTTTGCGTTCACATGCAAACGACTCGGCAAGAAGCGTCGATCTTTGCGTCTCTGCGGACCGAGCGTAGCGCGGCGACACTTGCAGCCTTGAACTAATCTCTCGATTAAACACCATGCCAAAGAACCCCCGACCACTCGGAAAAGCAGCAGACGTCGTGAAGAAGCCCGCGCGACCGGGCCACGGTGGTGCTCGAGCTGGAGCTGGCGCTCCGAAGGGCGCGAACAGTGCAGCAGCCACACGACGCTCCAAGGCAGCAGCAGACCGCATCAGCGCTGGCGAGCTTGTCATCAAGGAAGAGTACGGTGAGCTACCACTGGACGCCACTCCGCTTGATGTGATGGTCATGGCGATGCGTGTGGCCTATCGCACTGGTGGAGCGCTCGCTGCCCAGCCTTACGCTCGCGACGCTGCGCCTTACCTTCACGCTCGTATCGCTCAGATGGAGTTGAAGAACGCTGACGACGCTAAGCCGTTCACGCTGGCCTTCCGCTGGGCAAGCGAGTAACCGCTACCATCGGTATCGGCCAGCAGCCTCGGTATCCACAACCCTAGTCCCACCCCTACCCCACATGACAGCGAAGCAGCCAGCGCCAGATTTGCCCGATGCAGTCAAGGTCGTAACCATCCCCTACACGCCTCGTGCTGCCTTCCTGCCATACCACAAGGCAGTTGAGCGCTTCACCATGAGCGTGGCGCATCGGCGTGCAGGCAAGACGGTGGCACGCATCAACAAGCTGGTGAAGTCCGCTGCGCTGTGCGAGAAGCCTGACCCGCGCTTCGGCTACCTTGCTCCGTTCTTCGTGCAGGCCAAGGACATCGCGTGGAACTACCTGAAGCACTACTCGTCTCCCGTCATGCAGGTGCGTGGCCCGTTCGGTGGCAAGGCCAACGAGAGCGAGCTGTCCATACGCTTGCCACACAACAACGCGGTGATCCGCCTGTACGGTGCTGAGAACGTTGACCGCATGCGTGGCCTGTACTTCGATGGCATCGTCATCGACGAGGGCCAGGACATCCGACCCAGCGCACTCACGTCAGTGATCATCCCTGCTCTGGCTGACCGTGAGGGCTGGCTCGACATCAGCGGTACGCCGAAGGGCTGGGGCAACCTGCTCGGTGCGACGTACAAGCGTGCTCTGGCTGACAACGAGGCCAACGAGCTGCTGAGCGTGGCCCCAGAGTGGTTCGTGCAGGTGCTGAAGGCCAGCCAGACAGGCATCCTTCCTGAGGCCGAGCTGGCACGCCTGCGCAAGCTGATGCCTGAGAACGAGTACTTGCAGGAGTTCGAGTGTGACTTCGAGGCTGCTATCACTGGCGCGTACTACGCCAAGGAGCTGTCCGATGCTGAGTTCGATGGTCGTATCACCAGCGTGCCACACGACAAGAGCGTGAAGGTCTGGACGTGGTGGGATCTGGGCATCAGCGACAACATGGTCATCTGGTTCATCCAGCTCGTGGGCAAGGAGATCCGGGTCATCGACTACTACGAAGCTGCTGGCTATGGCCTGGACCACTACGCTCAGGTGCTGGCTGGCACCAACGGTGAAGACGATCATTCACGCTGGGCTGCACGAGCACGGTACTCCTACGGCGGGCATTGGGGGCCTCACGACATCATGCATCGTGAGCTGGGCACAGGCAAGTCGCGCATCGAGACAGCTGGTGGGCTGGGCATCGAGTTCGGTGTGGCACCCAACATCCCAGTCAAGGATGGCATTGACGCTGTGCGCATGACCATGAACCGCATGTGGTTCGACAAGCGCAAGTGTGAGACAGGCCTCGATGCACTGAAGCAGTATCAAGAGAAGATCGATGAGAAGCGTGGCATCAGCCTCGGTCCACTGCACAACTGGGCGAGCCATGCTGCTGACGCCTTCCGTATCGGTGTGGTGGCAACTGAAGAGCCACGTATCCGTGAGCGCATGGAGGAGCGTGAGCAGCAGGCTCTCGCGCCCACAGCAGGCGGATGGATGAGCTAACCTAGGAGAATGACGACCATGACTACGAACCCCATGCCCACAGGTGAACGCAAGGTCGGCCCTGCTCGGTGCCGCGTCCGCCAATGCACCGCACTGCCTGAGCGCATGCGTGCCAAGACCCGCGAGATCGTTGACGTGGAGACTCCGTTCACCGAACAGGGCAAGGGCTACGCCACCACGCTGCTCCACAAGGTCTGCCGTGAGGCTGACGCTGCTGGCCTCGTGCTGGTGATCAGTCCGCAACCCTACGGCAACAACATCAACCTCAGCAAGGACCAGCTCACCGAGTGGTACGAGCGGAGCTTTGGCTTCCACGTCATCCAGACGCAGCCGATGGTGCTCATGGCGCGGGCGGCCAATGGCACGCCCCGCATGCTGGCGCTGAACCCTGTAACCGAAGCACTTCAGAAAGCGAAGACCCAATGAGCAGCACGCCCGAGCAGACCCAAGTCGACCACGACAAGCAGGCAGCCGCCGACGATGATGACGCCATCATTGCCGAGTGCATGGATCGCATGCGCATCAGCATGGCGGCTGATGGCGAGAACCGCACCAACGGTCTAGACGACCTAGCGTTCCTGAAAGGCGACCAGTGGGACGAGCGCATCAAGCAGCAGCGTGCGTTGGATGGTCGACCCTGCCTGACCATCAACAAGCTGCCCACTTCACTGCATCAGGTGACCAACAGCCAGCGCCAGAACGTGCCGAGCATCAAGGTGCATGCCACGTCCAAGGAGATGACCAAGGTCGCTGAGGTGGTGCAGGGCGGCATCCGTCACATCGAGTACGCCAGCAACGCTGACGTGGCGAAGGACACTGCTGTCAACAGCGCAGCAGCCATTGGCTTCGGGTACTTCCGGCTGGTCACCGACTACTGCTCACCTGACAGCTTCGACCAGGAGATCCGCTTCAAGCGCATCCGCAACCCATTCACCGTGTACATGGACCCCAGCATCATCGAGGTCGATGGTTCTGACCAGCAGTGGTGCATCCTGTCCACGAAGCAGCCGCGTACCGAGTTCGTGCTGGAGTACCCTGATGCTGACCCGTGCGACTTCGGCGTGGTGCGCGGGCTGGGTGACCGCAGTGAGGACTGGATCACTGCTACTGAGGTGCGTGTGGCTGAGTACTACCGCATCTACAGTGAGAAGGCTGACGTGGTGCTGCTGAGCAACGGTGAGAGCGGCTGGAAGGACAAGCTGCTGGAGCTGCCTGAAGGTGTGACCATCGTCAAGACCCGCAAGAGCCTGCGAAAGACCGTGCAGTGGTTCAAGCTGACCGCCACACAGATCCTTGAGAAGGCCGACATCCCGTGCGACTGGATTCCGGTGTTCCCGGTGATGGGTGACGAGATAGACCTGGATGGCCGGGTGTACCGCAGCGGGTTGATCCGCAACGCCAAGGACCCGGCCCGCATGTACAACTACTGGATGACCAGCGCCACGGAACAGGTGGGCCTCATCCCCAAGGCCCCGTTCATCGGTGCTGAAGGCCAATTCGAGGGCCACGAGACCAAGTGGTCGCAGGCCAACGTGCGGTCGTTCCCGTACCTCGAATACAAGCCGAAGACGCTGGCTGGGCAACTGGCACCTGCACCCCAGCGCCAGCAGATGGCCGACGTGCCCAATGGCGTGCTCACGATGGCTGCACATGCCAGCGACGACATCAAGGCCACCACAGGCATCTTCGATGCGTCGTTGGGTGCCCGCTCCAACGAGACCTCCGGTCGTGCCATCAATGCACGTGACCGTCAGGGTGAGACCTCGAACTACCACTACACGGACAACCTGAATACCACGCTCCGTCATGTGGGGCGTTGCATCCTGAACATGTGGCCCAAGGTATACGATGGCACCCGCACGCTGAAGATCATGGGTCAGGACGGCAAGATGTCTGCGACCGAGATCAACAAGACCACCATGGAGCAGGACGAAACCGGGCAGGCAGTCGAGAAGATCATGAACGACATGTCTGACGTGTCCACGTTCGGCGTCACTGTCAGCGTTGGTCCAAGCTACGACACGCTGCGTCAGGAGGCAGTGGATGGCATGATCCAGACGGCACAGAGCTGGCCCAAGCTCATGGACATCGCTGGTGACAAGGTGGTGCGTTCCATGGACTGGCCGATGGCTGACGAGATCGCTGACCGCATCGAGAAGACCATCCCACCTGAGCTGCGCGACGAGCCCAAGGACGGTGAGCAGGCTGATGCCAATACGGTGGACACGCCGAAGGGACCCATCCCCAAGGAGCAGGTCGGCCCCATGCTGGCGCAGATGGACCAGCAGATGCAGCAGCTACACCAGCAGCTCCAGGAAGCAGCCAGCGGCATTGAGAAGGCTCGCATCGATGCTGACGCCAAGATCCAGGTGGCCCGCATCAACGCCGAGAGCCGGGAAGACGTGGAGGAGCTGAAGGGCGTGATCCAGATGCTCATCGCCAAGATGCCGCCCCCTCCCGCATTGGTCGCCGATGTCTCAGCAGACCTCGCCGAAGACGGTGAGAATACCGCTACTCGTCCCTCCGGCTACCCCCCGGTGGATCGGACGCAACAGGGTGCCCCTACCGGAGTGGCTGATTCCGGGCCGGAGATCGCGCAATGAGCGTGCAAGAAACCACACAAGCCGAGCAACCGCAAGGCGAACAGGCAACCGAGCAGACGCAAGTCGAGCAGGTAGCAGGCGAGCAAACGGAAGCTCAAGACCAGGACCAACAGGTCGATGCACAGGTCGAAGAGGGCCAGCAACAGACCGAACGGGACGAGAAGGGGCGCTTCAAGGGCGTCCAGCCTCGCATCGATGAACTCACCCGCGCTCGGCGTGAAGCAGAGCGTGAAGCCGCGTACTGGAAGCAAGTCGCAGCGGGACAGGCGCAACCCTCGGCACAAGCCGCACCTCAGAAGCCTACCCCTGACCAGTTCGACGACTACGGTGCCTACGTCGAAGCACTGACCGATTGGAAAGCCGATCAAGCCGTGGCGAAACGCATGGAGCAGGACAGCACCCGCAAGGTGGCTGAGACCCGCACCCAGACGTTCGCTGAGCGGCAGGTTGCGGCACGCGCTGTGATGCCTGACTACGACGAGGTGGTGGGGTCTTCGGACACCCCCATCGCGAACCACGTAGGTGAGGCCCTCATGGAAAGCGATCGCGGCCCGGATCTGGCCTACCACTTCGCGAAGAACCCGGACGTGCTGATGCGCCTCAACGGCATGAGCCCCACGCAAGCTGCTCGCGAGATCGGCAAGCTGGAAGCTACGCTCCCGGCCCCCAAGGCCCCAGCCGTGCCGAGCAAGAAGCTCAGCAACACCCCCGCGCCAGCGGGCACCCTGAACACGCAGGGTCGTGCGACGAAACCCGCGCTCGCCAACGCGAGCATGGAGGAGTACATGGCTCAACGCAAGTCGCAGGGTGCTCGCTGGGCACGGTAACACGCACCCAACTCTGAAAGCACTGAAATGACGAATACTCTTGTCACCTGTTCCATCGTTGCCAAGGAAGCCTTGGCGATTCTGGAGAACATGGTCGCATTCGCGGGCATGGTCAATCGCGACTGGGAAGATGAGTTCACGGGCAACCAGTCCCGTGGCTACTCGCCCGGTCAAACCATCAACATCAAGAAGCCCCCGCGCTACCAGTACCGCGCTGGTCGCGTGGCTGTGCCGCAAGCCACGGTGGAAACCACGGTTCCGCTGACCCTCTCGCAGGGCGGTTGCGACCTGAACTTCACGTCTCTGGAGCGCACCCTGTCGCTGCAGAAGCTGGAGGACAAGCTGCAAGCCGCGCTGGCAACGGTGGCCAACGAAATCGACCGCCAAGGTCTGCAGCTCGCTCGTCAAGCGACGTTCAACTGCCTCGGCACTCCCGGCACGCTGCCCAACACCCAAGCTCTGGCTCTCGGTGCCATCACCAGCCTGAACCAGCGCCTGGATGAAATGGCTGCTCCGCGCGACAAGCAACGCGGCCTGATCATGGGCCCGGCGCTCAACGCTGCTGCCGTGGTGGGTCTGGCTGGCCTGTTCAACGGTCAGGACAAGATCTCGAAGCAGTTCGGCAGCGGCATGATGGTGGACTCGCTGGGTCTCGCCTACGCGATGGACCAGAACGTGGACACTCACGTGAACGGCACGCAGGCCGTGGCTGGCACCAACATCAACGGCGCGAACCAGACCGGCTTGACCATCACCGTGGTTGCGCTTGGCGGCACGATCACCAAGGGCTCCAAGATCACACTGCCCGGCGTGTTCGCGGTCAACCCGCAGTCGCGTGTGTCCACGGGCACGCTGATGCAGTTCACCGTGACGGCTGACGTCGCGGCCGCTGCCACCAGCTTGCCGATCTCGCCCGCCATCGTGACCTCCGGTGCGTTCCAGAACGTCACCGCGTCGCCGACCAGCGGTTCCCCGTTCACCATCTTCGGTACTGCCTCTGGCGCGTACCAAGCCAACACCGCGTTCCACAAGGACGCGTTCACGCTGGCGATGGTGCCGATGTGGGCTCCTCCGGGTGGCAAGGGCGTGATCGACGTGGCGCAGGAGACCTACAAGGGCTTCACCATCAAGGTCACCGAGTTCTACGACGGTGTGAACGACAACTCGATCATGCGTCTGGACGTGCTGTTCGGCTGGGCTGCAACCTACCCAGAGCTGGCCTGCATCTACGCGGTCTGACCGCAGGGGCTTCGGCCTCTGTTTTCGTGCTTCTCAACTTCACAAGGACTCATCATGATTCTTCTCTCGAAAGCGTATGCTGGCTACTTGGCTGGCACCATCGTGCAGTTGCCGACTTCGGTCGAAGCTTCACTTGTCGCGCAGGGCCTCGCCACTGCGTCTGCTGGCCCGGTCACTCCGGGCGCGGTCACCACCTTCTTGGTGGGTGGTCGTGTGGGCATCGCGGCTGCTGGCACCTCCGTTGTGGTGACGAACCCGACGTTCACGACCGAGAGCAAGTTCTCGGCGTGGCTGTCGAACGCTGCCGCTGACGGCACTGCACTCTACATCACTCGCATCACCCCGGCTGCTGGCTCCGTGACGTTCACCCTGAACGCTGCGGCCACTGCTGCGGTCGCGATTGACTGGGCGCTGCTCGGCCCCTTCGGTGGTCTGACCAACACCAACTGATCGGCTTCAATGGGTGTGGGTACTCACATGGTGTATACCCCTTAAAGGGG